GGAACTGACTGGGGCTCATGGGGACTAGGACCAAATGCCTATGATGGTAGTGCGGAGGAGCCTTCAATAACCAAATGGCTGCCACTGTTCCCTAAGTCATAACTTCTAGATTGGAATACTATACAACCATGACTGAAGAAATAATTGATCCTGCGGCTATGGGTGAGCCTGAAGAGCTTGCTGTAGAGCCTGCGGTAATACAAGAAGAGCCTGTAGTTATCCCTGAGCCTGCGCCTGAACCTGTCGTTGAGCCTGCTCCAATTATCGTGGAGGAAGTGCCAGCTCCAGCTCCAGAGCCTGTAGTTGTTGTGGAATCTAAGCCAAAACCACCTAAAGGACAAAGCGCAGCTGTAAGTGGTAACGCCAAGGACACTGTTATACTTGCCAATTGTGTATACAAAAACGCATATGCTCGTAAGTCTTTGACAGTACATCACGTCCAACGTCGTCTCGTAGAGCTTGGTTACAACGAAGCTAACGCTGACAAGGATGGATGGTTTGGTGATCTTACAAAGCTAGCTACAACTAAGTTCCAGTCTGACAAAGGACTTCCATCAACTGGAGTCATGGACGCTGACACCTTCACTAAGTTATTTGAAGGTGACAACAACGTAGAGGTAGTACTTTAAAACATATTAGATAGAAAACAAAGGCTAGTACCTGTAATAGGTGCTAGCCTTTCTTCTTGCATTTACTAACACTTTTTAGACCAACAGTTGCTAGCCCACAGGAAAAAATTCTACAAAAAGGTAGTTAATAGTAGTTTTTTACAAAAATTCTTAAAGTATTTTATAAAATAAAAAATTATAAAAAAATGTTGGAGACACTTCACACATTTTTTCTCGATATACGCCTCCGTCTCTCACGTCCAAGGCACCTAGCCTTAAGGTACTGCATCTGCGCTTTTGTACACAAATCAACGAGCGCATCTTATTGTACTATTTGTACATGGGCAAAAGCATCGCCGAGCAAATCGCAATACTTTCCGATGAGGAACGTGATGCGATATTAAGTGGACTTGATCAAGAGACCCTTCCTTGGGACTGGTCGTTTTGGGGTCGTCCTGAGCAGCAAGCTCCCGTAGGTGATGACTGGAATATCTGGCTTGTACTCGCAGGTCGCGGTTTTGGTAAGACGCGCCTTGCAGCAGAGTGGGTAAGAGAGCAGGCAAGGTATACGAATAAAGGACAACTTCGCTTTGCGCTCGTTGCGCGTACCGCCGCAGACGTTCGTGACGTTATCGTAGAAGGCGAATCAGGAATCATAAACATCACGCCGCCAAGCGAGCGCCCGCACTATGAACCTTCAAAGCGTCGTCTTACTTGGCCTAATGGAAACACCGCAACGCTCTTTACAGCAGACGAGCCTGACTCACTTCGCGGTCCTCAGTTCACGCATGCCTGGGGTGATGAGGTTGCCGCCTGGCGTCAAACTCCCGACGCGGCAGGTATGACTGCGTTTGATAACTTACGCGTTGGTACACGTCTTGGACTAAAACCAAAGATCTTAGTTACGACGACACCTAAGCGCGTTCCACTTCTTTATCAACTTATAAATGAAAGTAAGAAGCAGCCAGACAAGGTAATAGTCACCAAAGGCTCAACCATGGATAACCGTGGAAACCTATCTGAGTCATATATAAGTGCAATTATGGGTGTATATGAAGGAACGCGTCTTGCACAACAGGAACTCTACGGCGAGATGCTTTCAGATATTGAAGGAGCTCTTTGGACAATTGAACTTATAGATCGCGGTCGTGAAACGCAACTTCCAATTGGAGCTCCACTACGTGTAATTGGCGTTGACCCATCGGTTGCAGAGAATCCTCGCGATGAGTGCGGAATTGTTGTTTGCGCATCAACAGGCGAGCGCGATTTATATAAGCGCAACTCCTGGATCCTTGAGGATGCGACAGTTCACGGATCTCCTGACGTTTGGGCAAACAAGGTTGTGCAAATGGCACGCAAGTGGGGTTGCCCCGTTGTTGCAGAAGTAAATCAAGGTGGCGCCTTAGTTCGCAATGCAATAAATACCATTGATCCAAACGTAAAGGTATTAGAGGTTCACTCAAAGTATGGCAAGGCATTACGCGCAGAGCCTGTGACTCTTGCCTATGAGCAAAATCGTGTTCATCACATAAATTATCTTCCCGAGCTTGAAAGTCAGATGACAAGTTGGATTCCTGGTGAAACATCAAGATCTCCAGACCGAGTTGACGCACTTGTTCACGCATTAACCGCGCTTCTCATTAAGCCTCCTGCAGGATTCCTTGGCGGACATATAACTGCAAAGTCTCTTGCCTCAAGAAAGCTTCCTTCCTTCCGTGGAGGAAAAGGTGGATTTCGTGTACGATAAAGTACAAAACACCGAGCAGTTTGTACACGCTTTGACGAGCGCGTGTTAAGGTAACTCCATGGCCGCACCGCTACTGCCTAAGAGCGAGAGAGATCTACTCGTTACACTTACAAAGGATGCCCTGTGCTTTAGAGTTCAGGAGCTTGTTGCAGTAGGCTGGTCATATCAATCAATTGCAAATGCCTTTACTCCCGTAAAGACGCGCTCAACAATTCGCGCCTGGACAGTTCGTAAGGTCAAGGAGCAAACGTCCATCTCGCCCGTTCCTCGCCCTCCCATAAAGTCACCGCGCCTAAGAAGAGTTCGTCCTAAAAGCCCAGGAATCCCAATTGACGAGCAGTTACGCATCGCAAGATTATCACCGCTGGCAAGACGTTATCGTTCCCGCACGTCACCAGCCTCTGCCTCATTTAATGCTAACCATGAACTTTCGGACATCGCTAAGAACCTATACCTAAAGGGAGTCACGGTCTCAGAGCTCGCCCGCGTCTCAGGCGTTACCTATCGAGCAATGAAACGTAGAGTAGATCGGGCGCTCACAGTATGAAGATTATCCATGACTTCTTTCCATCTACCATAGTTGCAATCCCCGCAAACGTAATGGAAGATTTTAAGGAAGCAACAACCTCAAGTAAGGTTCCAGACGGAGGCCGCTATCTTGAGAGGGTAAGAACGATAGTTATGCAGGATGATTCAAGCATGGTCTTAGTTGTTGCGGCAGATGCCTCAGGAGGACCTCGCCTTATATTCTCAGAACGACTCGCGGATCTAAACTGGTCCGGAGATAAAAAGCTTGACTCCCAGGCACTTACCGTATCTGGGAAGATAGTTGCATTTAAGCACGTGCAAGGATGTACCTGTGGCAGTCGCCTACGGTCATTTAGCCCTTATAAAACAATGGACTCAGTAAAGGACCCAACCTCATGAACCTATACGAGATAGAAAATATATCAGCCCTTCACTTCGTTGTACTTGCGCTTATGGTTTATCGCCTAACGCGCCTGGTAATAGTTGACACAATATTTGAGCCCGTGCGTGACTGGGTATTTAGTAAGAAGCCCTCACACACAAGTTCAATCGGATACCTGTTTACCTGTGAGTGGTGCATGTCCCTTTGGATTGCGCTTCCAACCATGTTTCTTTATGCATTTTTTCCAAGTACGGTATTCCTAATTGGGTGTATATTTGCCCTGTCTGCGATAGCAGGCTTAATAACCGCACGACTTGACAGGTAATGTTAATGCGTTCCGTTATCTTAATGACAGGAGTTTAAGTGGCAATTTTTCGTCGCGAGGAATTTCCTCCTCGTAATCAAAAACCACAACGTAATGTAACAACTCCCGTTGTCATTTCAGATATCTCATATGCGCAATCACTACCGTACTCTGCTCCGCGACCTATAACTGCAGCGGCAGTACAAATCGCCATAAATGATAAGGGCGAGGTTGAAAGATTTAAGCAACGTAGAACTGGCGGCTCCTCTGATTGGCAGAGTGAAGCCTGGGAGTACTATGATGCTATTGGCGAAGTTAAGTATGCATTTAACCTTGTTGCATCAGTTGTTTCACGTATTCGTCTTTATGCAGCCGCGGTTGATAATCCCGCGGAGTCGCCTGTCCCTGTTAACAACAGTGATGTTGTTGACCAGAGATTAGCTGCTGCTGCAGAGCGTGCGTTAGCGCGATTAGACTCTGCATACGGCGGACAGGCTGGACTATTACGAGATGCAGCCCTAAACCTATCGGTTTCAGGTGAGTGCTATCTTGTTCAATTCCCTGCACGTAAAGGAACTGGCGTTCCTGAAAGTTGGGATATTCGCTCAACAGATGAGCTTCAAGTTGATGCACGTAACCAATATCTCATAATTCCACGTCGTGACGTTGTTACGTCAGGCGGCAAAAATGCAGCTGCCGCATTAAAGCTTCCAAATACAAGTTTTGTTGGACGCATTTGGAGAGCTCACCCACGTTACTCCGAGGAAGCAGATTCGAGCATGCGCGGTCTACTCGATCTTTGCGCAGAGCTTCTACTTCTAAATCGTACCTTTAGAGCAACCGCGCGCTCACGACTTAACGCTGGTGCACTTTATTTGCCAGATGGACTTTCAGTTGCAGCAAGTCCAGATCCAGACTATCCTTATGATGATGAGAACGAGTTAAGTCCTGGCATGACTGCCGAGGAGGCAGCCGACGAGTTTGAAGATCAACTCATTGATGCAATGACCACTCCAATTCGTGACGAGGATTCTGCATCGGCAGTCGTTCCTCTTATCATTCGCGGTCCTGCGGAGCTTGGTGACAGAATCAAGCAATTTAAGTTTGAAAGATCGTTTGACCCATCTCTTGCACAACGCGCTGACCGCGTGTTAGAGCGTATCCTTCAAGGTCTAGACGTGCCAAAGGATGTTGTTACAGGTTTAGCCAACGTTAAATACTCGAACGCGCTACAAATTGACGAGGCGCTTTACAAGGCACACATTGAACCGTTGATGCTTATCATCGTTGACGCGTTGACAGTTATGTATCTTCGTCCTGCACTTCTCTCTGCAGGTTTTAGAGATGAAGATGTTAAGCGCGTCTGTCTCTGGTATGACCCATCTCAAGTAGCAACACGCAATGACCGTGCAGCAGACGCAGACTCTGGATTTGATCGAATGGCAGTTTCATTTGATGCCTGGAGACGAGCTCACGGCTTTTCAAGCTCCGATGCTCCAGAGTCAAAGGAGCTGGCACTTCGTCTTTTGATAGAAAAGGGTTCAATATCGCCAGAGCTTACTGAGCAGATGATTGGTGCAATATCACCTGAGCTTATGAATAAGCTTCGCGAGGTTCAACAAGCGCAGTCCGTAGCGCCAGTTCCACCGGAGATTGAGCAAATCTTAGAGCAGGCCGCACAACAACCACCAGCAACACCAGAGCAAGCAACTCCCCCAAACGAGGTACCTCCAAATGAATGATAACACCAAGCAAGAAGCAGCTGAGCTTCTGCTGCGTATGGCAGACCTTTATTCAAAGATAAATGAAGATTCGTCTGATATGGACGAACAGGCAGCTGCAGATGACTGCCCTTACTGTGACGAAAACGGTTGCTCATGCGAAAATTGTGAGTCAGGCCAATGCCCTTGCTCAATTACATGCATGTGTCCAATGCATATGAAGTCGATAAACATGTATAGCGAAGACTATGACGATCACGCTAATGACGAGATGTATGAGACATTTCAAATTGAGCAGGAGGACGCTCTCTTAGCTGCAGGAATTGTTGTTCCTGAGGAACAAGATCTTGCCGATGCGCTTATTGAAATTACTCAAAAATATGGAAAGTTTAACTCTGATGACACCGGTGTTTGGGCAGGATATGAACCTGCAGAGAAAAACGATATTAAGGATATTGGTGTTAAGTGTGCCAACTGTATTTTGTATGTTGGCGGTAGCGAGTGCAAGATCATTGAAGCACAGGTAGAGCCTGAAGGTTATTGCCGCTTTGCGCTTATCCCAGATGGTGTTGTAACTGCAGCCGCATCGCGCAAAGCTCCAAAGAAGGATCGCATATACGGATCAAAGAAAAATCCAAAGGGATCAGCCTCAGGTGGAAAGAAAATTGTATTCTCACAAAAAACAGAAAATTCACTTCGTAAAAAGATAGTAGAGCACAACAAGAACGCAAAGCCAGGACGCAAGGCAACGTTACCAATGTTAAAGGCAGTGTATCGCAGAGGGTCAGGCGCGTTTTCATCTAGTCATAGACCAGGTAAGACTCGTGATCAGTGGGCAATGGCTCGCGTTAACGCGTTTCTAAAGCTGTTGCGCTCAGGGTCTCCTGCAAATCCAAATTACAAGCAGGACAATGATCTCTTGCCAAAGGCGCATCCAAAGTCCTCAAGAGCAGAGGCTTCAATGATGCAGCACGAGCTTATGCAGGTTGCATTAAAGTCACTTGATGAATACGGTTCTCCAGAGCATGCAATTTACTCGATGGCAGAGTACTCCGGTCTTGGTTACGAGATAATTCCTGCGTTGCGCGGTGCATGGCTACGCGGTGTTCGTGACGGAGACGTTCCGTTTAATAGAGCATATGAACTTGCAACAGATCTTTATGACTCGCAAGATGCAGATCTACTTCCAAAGAAAAAATATAGCTAATGTTCGAAGAACTAGTAAGTAAGATGGTAGATCGTAAGGCAATCTACCCAAAGGGTTATAAACCTTTATCTCTTCGTAAAAAGGTTTTATCTCTTGTAGCAGAGGCAAATAAGAACACTCCTCTTGAGCGTCGAGTTATTCCTCGCAGTGCGCTTACAGTTATGAATCGCGCAAACGCCAGTCTTTCATCGTTGTCAAACGAGTCCCGTGAGCTTGGTGTACTTCGCGAGGTTGCAAAGTTTATTACAGCACATCAAGATACATTTAAGGCATACGAGTATTCATCTAATATCGACCTACTACCAATTGGTCACCCTAGGTCCTTATTAAATGTAACTGCATCAAGTGACGTTGCTCGAGAAAGATATGCTCAATGGCTTTCGTCAGATCCGTCTATTGATAACTCAGTTCGTTCTTTAATTGCAGCTGCTCACTCACTTGAGCCAGGATCAGTCCAACGTCGCCACGCATTTGTGCGCTTACGCGTTACACTGGCAGGAGCGGTTTCTTCATTCTTTAAGATTGATGATAGTCCAATTAAAGCTTTAGTAGCTGCATTTGGCTTTTCAAGTGGAAACTCAAGTGCGGCCCGCCGTGCGCGTGTTGCATTGCAGTGGCGTGACCGTTATGGACGTTGGGTTGAAATGGGTGGAGGGCTTAATTTTAGATTCAAACTTCCTAATGGAGATATTGGAAGTGCTGCAGGAAATTTTGTTGGTGTAAACGCAGATAGCGGATACTCTTTGTTTGAAGGCAAGGAAATAGTTAATGCAGGCTACATTGAAGTTCGCGGAGATAACACGATACCAGACGGAATCTACTCGATCGAAAGCGCTAATGCCACTCCAGTCAAGGCGCGTATACCAAAAGAAACTTTAAAGAGAGAAAAGATAAGCAGAGAGCCATCAACCCGTAAGCCAACTGCAAAGGAAGCAACTTCTAAAGATATTCCAACTCTTGAAGAATTGCTCAAGACAAAGGTTGATGCGCCTACAGGGTGGATAAAACAGGACGATGGGTCTTTCACATCTGATGATGACTATAAGCTAATTCCAAACGACTCTGGCTTTGCACTTCACCGTCTTGATAAGGACGGAAATACTGGCGACAAGGTTGGAGATGTTGAATCATGGGCAGAGGCACAATCTCTTGCCGATAAGGACTCGCCTGACTATGACAAGTTTAAGGAAAGTGTTAAAGCTCGAGATGGAGAGCCTAAAGCTGTAATTCCAGAAAATCTGCCAATGGAAGGCATCATTGAAGGAACTGATATTCGCTATGAAATAAAGACTGGCCCTGGCCAACTTGGCGGACGTATGCGCGATGGCAGAATTCGTCTTAGAGAACGCGCTGCAGTAGAAGGAAATATAGCTGGCCTTTATCTAATTGGTGATACCTCTAATCTAGAACTTCCAAATCTAGAACGAAGTGAAATTTGGAGGGGAGCAGATGGCGGTGACAGAAACACTATCATAGAGCGTCCTTCTCCTCCGCATCCTTTTGCTGAAGATCCAGTAGCAGTTGCTAAAAGAATTGTAGCTAAATTAAATGAAGCAAACAAAAAAAGTAAAGATGCTGCTGACGTACCTACACCAGACTTAAGTACACCACCTAATACTCCTTCACTTTTCAAAGACTTTGACGTCCCCAATGGAGCGTTTCAACTACGCACTATCGACTTCGAGCCAGATGGTCACGTGGATGAAGAATCAACAGACTTTACAGATGATCCAGAGCGTCTAGCGGTAAAGTACACACTTCCTCAACTCAGCGTTGCACTTACTCAAGCGTTGATTGGCGACAAAGATGACACGATTTTTAATGAAATCATCGAGTCAAGTATTGGTGACGACGATGAGTTATTAGATCTTGAAGAAACTGATGATGTTGTCAATTCTCCTGCCCCTGCGGCAGGAAGAGCAAATGGTAGCGGGGCAGGGCAGTTAGAGTTTAATAAAGGTGATGAATTTGTTCCAGCTGAAGCTTTGTATAACGCAATAT